GACGACCTCTACATCATCGCCCCGACGGCGGCCCTGGCGCTCAAGGTGCTGGAGCCGATGTCGAAGATGGTCGAGTTCAACCCGGCGCTGAAGGAGCACTACGGCATCCGCACGCTCAACGAGCGGATCGATGTCGCCGAGACCGAGAGCTACGCCGTCATCCTGTCCTCGTCGGGCAAGAAGCAGGACGGCCACGATCCGAAGGTGGTGATCGCCGACGAGTTTCACTCGCTGCCCGCGTCGATCTTCAATGTGATGAAATCGTCGCAGGGTGCGCGGCCGGAGAGCCTGTTTCTGGAGATCGGATCGGCCGGCTACAACGCTTTCGGCGTCGGCTGGGATGAGCGCAACATCGCGATAGAGGTGCTGGAAGGCAAACGGAACCGGCCGGAGCTTTTCGCCGCGATCTGGACGATCGACCCGACGGATTTCGGCAACTGGCGCAGCGAGCGCGTGATCCGCAAGGCCAACCCGAATTTCGGCATCTCGACGCCGAAGCGGAAGGTGCTTCAGGAAGTCGAGGAGATCTACACCAACCCGCGGAACAAGAACGAGACCCTGCGGACTCGGTTCAACGTCTGGGGCCTCGGCGAGAGCCGGCTGATCGGGCGCGACCAGTGGGATGCGTGCAAGGACGAGAAGCTGAAGCTCTTCCAGTTCGCGGGAGAAAAGTGCTGGGTTGGCGTCGATCTCGCCACCCGCAACGACATGGTGTGCTGGGTGGCCGAGTTCGAGCTACCAGATGGTAGGGTGGTGTTCTTCGCCAAGCATTATGTGCCCGAGCATGGGCCGTGGCGCGAGGATGACGAGGTCCGCGACGTCTACGAGCACTGGCACGAGCAGGGCTTCCTGACCTTCACGCCGGGCTCGTTCCACACCTACGTCGAGATCGAGAAAGACCTGATCGACCTTTGCGACATTGCCGAGGTCGAATTGATCGCGATTGACGATCGCGAGGCCAATGCCCTCATGGGCAGCCTCACGAAGCAGGGGAAGCCGGTGGTGGCGTTCCGCAAGAACGCGCCGAACTACTCCGAGCCATGCAAGGACATCACGGCCCGCGCGGTCGGGAAGACAAAGGGGCTGGCCCACAACGGCAACCCGGTGCTGGCCTGGAATGTCGAGAACACGATCGGCGGACAGAACACGGCGGAACTGATCCTGCCGAAGAAGGTCTCCGAGCACAGCAACATGAAGATCGACGGCTTTGACGGGATGTGCATGGCGCACGCTTGCTATCTCGAGCAGGTTGATCCGCTGAAAGTCACGAAGCCGAACCCCATGGCTGAGCGCGGCATGAGGATGGTCGATGTCTGAGAACGACGACAAGAAGCCGCCGGTGGCCGTCCGCGCGTTCGGCGCCAGCGACGATTACCTCTGGACGACGACCAACCTGGGCGACCTGTTCCAGATTGGCTACGTCGCCGCAGGCTCGCGCTCGGCCATGCTCCGGCTGGCGATCAGCCTGAAGTGCATCGATGTGCTGTCGCGGGACGTCGCGAAGACGCCGGCATACCTCTATCGCCGAAAGAAGGGCGGTGCCGTGATCGTCGAGCCGACGGATCATCCGGTCGCGAAGATGCTCGCCGGCCGCACGAGTCGCTACTACGGCGTGAAGGAGTTTCTGCGGATCGCCACGGCGCATCTCGTCACGGCATCGCAGTATTACGTGGCGGCGCGCCGCAAGCGCACCGGCGAGTTGCTGGAGATTCAGGGCATCCCGCACCCGGACGTTTCGGTGCGCGTCGAGCCCAAACAGCGCCGCTACGTCTACGATGTCACGGCCAACGGCCAGCACGCGCAGGCGCAGTACGGCTGGGCAGGCGGCGGCCTTCTCGACGACCAGATGGCGCATATCCGTCTGCGCTCGATGAACGGGATAGACCCGATCGCCACCTCGGCCGTTGCCAAGGGCGCGTTCGACCTGATCTCGAACATGCAGAAGTTTCAGGAGGACATCTTCCAGAACGGCGGCATGCCTATCCTAGCGCTGACGTTCCCTGACGGGCTCACCGACGATCAGTGGCAGCGCCTTAACAAGGATTTGCAGGCGCAGGCCAAGAAGGCGCGCGAGAAAGGCGTGCCGTTCATTCTCGAAGGGCAGGGCATCAGCGGCCAGTCGCCCAAGGTCGAGAAGATGAGCCTGACGGCCGTCGACACTGAGTTCCTGAAGGCGAACAATGCGGCGCTGACCGATGTCTGTCGCTACTACGGCGTGCCGCCGCACAAGGTCTACCTGTTCGACGGTGTCAAATACGACAACGTGACGCCCTATGAGCGGGCCTATGTCACGGACTCGCTGGTTCCGATCTTCGACGCGATCACCGAGGCGCTGCATCCGGTTCTGCTGGCCGAGGACGAGCAGGATGAGTACTTCATCATGTTCGACAAGGATCAGGCTTATGCGGCCGATCCAGAGCAGCGCCAGAAGGTCATCAACGACCAGTGGAAGACCGGGCTCATCACCAAGAACCAGGCGCTCGACGAGTTGGGCTTCAACACCATCGGCCCGGCCGGCGAGGTCTACTTGTTCAGCGGCAACTTCGTGATGACCGACACCAACAACGAGGTGATCCTGAAGGCCGGCGGCAATGCGCCCGGCGACGAGGATGCCGAGAAGACCGACGACAAGGACAAGGCCAAAGCGCCGGTCCTCTCTCTCGTGAAGAACTGAGGAGGCAGCGATGCCGAATATCTCGATCGACGAGTACCTGTCGAAACGCTCGCTGAGCGTCAATGACGGCATCGTCTACCGCGCGGCCAAGATGCCGAAATCGTTCGATGGAGGCACCCGCTCGGCGGTTTTCGTCATGACCGACGAGACGACCGATAGCTACGGCGACACGGTGCGCGCCAAGGGCGCCGATCTGACCCGGTTCGAAAGCAACCCGATCTGCCTGCTCAACCATCGCAGCGACCTCATCCTCGGCAACTGGTCCGATGTCCAGAAGAAGCCGAAGCGGATCGAGGGCAGGGCGACGCTCGCCGCTGAGGGCACGGCGCCGCATATCGACATGGCCTACGGCCTTCTGGAGCAGGGCATCCTGCGCGCCGCCTCGATCGGCTTCATGCCGACCAAGCTCGAGCGCAAGCTCGACGACAAGGGCGAGCCAACCTGGGCCTACGACATCCTCGAATGGGAGATGTACGAGTGCAGCATTGTTGCCGTGCCATCGAACCCGGCGGCGCTCGCCAAGAGCATCAAGGAGGGCAACATGCTCGCTCGTGATTTCCTCGAGGAAGTGCTGGACACCTACACGAAGACGGCCGCCGGCCTGATCGTGCCGCGCGCCGAGCTCGAGGCTGCGCACAAGGACGCCACCGGCGGCAAGACGTCGATCCTCACCACGACCATCGAACTCGACACCAAGAGCCTCGACCGTCTGGAAAAGATCGCCGCGCGCATGGAGAAGGCGGCTGATGCCGTCGTCGCCGGCACTATCGAGCTTTCCGTCGAGCCGGACGAGCCCGACGTCGACCCTGTCGTGCAGGAGTTGGAACTCAACGTCGAGGAGTTCCTGAAGGATTTCGAGCCGAAGGTCGAGGAGATCGACGAGCCGGGGCGCAAGAGCGCGCTGACGAAGCTCGTCGAGGGCATCCGCGGACTGTTCAAGGCGCCTGAGCCCGAGCCGGAACCCGCTCCGGCCCCTGCCGATCCCGAAGTCCAGAAGGCGCTGAAAGAGCGTCTTGCCAAGATCGCGGCCGCCGAGGCCGCGTAAGCCATCGGGGCGACCCGATCCACGATCCGCGAGGATCACCACCCGACCCGCCCATTGAGGCGGGTTTTTTCATGAAGAAAGGACAGGGCTATGACCCTTGCTGAACTTCGCAAGGCCCTCGCGGAAAAGACCAAGGGCCTGAGCGACCTCCAGACCAAGGCGTTCGCCGACGGCGCGACGCAGGAAGACACCGACGCGCTCCAGAAGGCGCTTGACGAGATCGACGGCATCAACGCCAAGATCGCGCTGGCCGAGCGTGCCGAGAACGCGGTGAAGGCGGCGGCCACCCCGGTCGACGAGACCGAGGAGCGCACGCCGGCGCAGCCGAAGAAGGCGCTGACCCCGGTCCAGAAGATGGGCCTTGCTGTCACTTCGATCATCTCGGCCCATCATGAGAAGTCGACGCCCCAGGCCGAACTGGAAAAGCACGGCTTCGGCACGATGGTGAAGGAACTGGTCACGACCACGCCCTCCGCCGGTGGCTATGCCGTTCCGACTCCGCTCGCCAACGAGATCATCGAGATTCTTCGCGAAGACTCGGCGTTCCTCGCGGGCAATCCTCGCCGCGTTGGCCTGCCCAACGGCAACCTGACCATCCCGGCCGGCGATACCGGCGTGACGGGCGGCTACGGTGCCGAGGCGAACGACATCGGCGTCGAGCAGCAGACGTTCCGCGAAGTGACCCTCGCGGCCAAGAAGCTGTCGGTCATCGTTCCGGCGTCCAACGAGCTTCTGGCGTGGTCGGTCGGTGACATGGAGTCCTTCATTCAGGACGACATGCGGGGCGCGCTCGGCGAACTGATGGACCTCAACCTGCTCCGCGGCACGGGACTTTCGAATACGCCGCTCGGCATCACCAAGATCAGCGGCGTGCCTTCCTTCGCCGCGATCACCGGCCTCGCTTCGGTCATCCACAATATCGAGGCGACGCTGGCGAAGGCCGAGACCGAGATGCGCAACCGCAAGGTCATGGGCCGTCGTGCGGCCTGGATCATGGCCCCGCGCACCCGCATCTACCTGTCCGGTCTCCGCGACGGCAACGGCAATCGGGTCTATCCCGAGATCCAGTTCGGCCCGGATGCTGGCGGTCCTCGCCTGCGCGGCAAGCCGGTCTTCGAGACCACGATGATGCCGATCAATCTCGGCAGCGGCGGCGACGAGTCCGACATCCACCTCATCGACTTCAGCCATGTGCTGTTCGGCGAGGCGTCGGGCCTTTCGTTCAAGGTCTCCGACATCGCGGGCTACAAGGTGTCCGGCACCATGCACTCGGCCTTCCAGCGCGACGTGACGCTGGTGCGCGCGATCATGCAGCACGACGCGGACATCCGCCACGTCGGCGCGGTGGTGAACATCACCGACGTCGATTGGGGCGCCGTCTAAGCCCTGACAGGCATTGCGGGCGGCTTCCGGGCCGCCCGCACCCTTCCCCTCAAACAGGACGAGAAACATGAGCAAGAAGCCTTTCGAGCCGAACAAAAATGGCTTGGTGGTGGTGAAGTTGGTGAAGAGCTACGGCACCAACGTTGCCGGCGAGACCTGCGGGTTCATCCCCGAGATCGCGAAGGAACTGGTCAAGAAGGGCTACGCCGTACTGCCCGGACAGGATGTGCCTGCCGAGAAGCCGGCCGATGGCGGCGATGGCGCCGAGATCACCACCCGCAAGTTCAACCCGGCCAAGCAGGAAGTGGATCAAGTGGTTCCCGGCTCGGCCACCGACAGTCTCCGCAAGGAGTTCAAGGAATTGACCGGCAAGGACGCCGACTCCCGCTGGGGCGCCGCCCGACTGGCTGCCGAGATCGAGAAGGCGATCGAAGCTGCCACGGCGCCGGCCGACGCTGCCAAGCCCGAAGCGGCGCGGGGCGATGAGTGACGCTCGCTACTCGGATCGCATGATCCGGCAGGGCGACTATCTGGATCGAGGTCGAAATGGATCTGACGCTGAAAGTGCCGGCCGCCGCGACCTCGATCAGCGTCGACCTC